GGCATGGGTACGAGCCTGACAGTTGGGCCGAGGCTGACAGATTGCTTATGTCTGGTAATGAGTTGCTCATCATGGGTGGCAACCGAGCGGGTAAGACCGAATATGCCGCCAAGAGGGTCATGCAATTGCTGTGCTCTAGGCCAGAAAGCCGTGTCTGGTGTCTGCATACGACATCTCAGACCTCTATTCAGATGCAACAGGCTGTTATCTGGAAGTACATGCCTCCAGAATTTAAGAACGCCAAGAAGACCAAGGTCACAAACATCCAGTATTCTCAGAAAAACGGATTTTCAGACGCCACCTTTGTTCTGCCGAATAGGTCTCAGATTTTCTTCATGAACTATGGTCAGGAGAAGAAGGTCATCGAAGGCGGTGAGCCAGACTTTATCTGGTGCGATGAACTTGTGCCTCAGGATTGGATTGAAACGCTCCGCTACCGATTAGTCACCCGCTCTGGTAAGATGATTCTTACCTTCACCCCCATCACTGGCTTTACCCCTGTCGTTAAAGACTACGTTTCTGGGTGCAGGATTAAGAAGACGCTCTTTGCAGACCTCCTTCCAGATACACAGAATGTCCCAAGCATCCCAAAGGGGCACATGCCCTACGTTGCAGAGTGTAGCAAGGGTTCGGCCAACGTAATCTGGTTTCATTCAATCCTTAACAGATACTCTCCCTTCGAACAAATCAAGTTAGCACTTCGTGGAAGAGGCCCATACGAGGTAAAAATTCGTGCATACGGATGGGCGGAGTCTCTTTCTGGCTCTCAGTTCCCCCGATTTGGGGAGCCTAACATTATCCCATCCGAACTGATGCCAGAGGATGGGACTAACTACATGTCTGTTGACCCTGCTGGTGCCAGAAACTGGTACATGCTCTGGATGAGGGTGATGCCAGATGGCTCCAAGTTTATCTACAGAGAATGGCCCGACATCAGCATGGGAGAGTGGGCTATGGCTGGCGACAAACACGACGGCAAGGCTGGCCCAGCCCAGCGTCAGGGTGCAGGTATGGGCTTAGACGAGATTAAGAAGCACATTCTAGACCTTGAAAAGGGTGAGGTCATTGCCGACAGGTACATCGACCCACGTGCTGGCGGAACCACCATCATTCAAAAGGAGGGTGGCACAACTTTGATTAACCTGCTAGATGAGGGCGACACGCCTATGTATTTCACACCAGCGGCTGGGCTAAGGCTTGAGGAAGGTGTCTCGATTATTAACGACTGGTTTTCCTACGACCCAAATCAGGACATCTCCATGGTTAACCTGCCTAAACTTTTCATTTCCGAAGATTGCAAAAACTTAATCTGGTGCCTTAGAGAGTGGACTGGCTTAGATGCAGAAAAAGGTGCATCCAAGGACCCGATTGACACCCTGAGATACCTAGCCGTCATGGACCCTATGTATGGCGGTGCCGACACCTACAAGGCAATCGGAGGAGGCTCTTACTAAAATGCTCCCTAAAGAAACCCCACCACTACTCAGGCTTGCCGATGCGGCCAGAATTTTCAACCTCTCTAAGTCCACGCTCTTAAGGCTCAGGAACAAGGGAGCCGTTAAGACATTTAAGACCCTTGGAGGACAGCACATGTACTTCAGGGACGAAATCCTAAACTTTATCAACCAGAACACCCATGAACTTCAAAAGCCCGACTCCCCACGCTGATAAGTTAGCGTATCACGCAGACAAACCAGACATCAACATTCTGCTGTCTGAGTACCAGCGTTCCGCCTTTCACGGAACCATGGTGTCTAAGATGAACTATGCCGACGACATCAGACTTACCAGATGGACTGGACAGACCGATGACGGCAAGAAGCACTCTTGGGCTAGACCTGACGGAGACCCAGCCTTCCCGTTTGAGGGTGCCTCAGATGTTCGCATCAGGCTTGTAGACAGACTTATCAACGACCAGAAGGCGTTACTTCTTACTGCCTACAAGGGTTGTACCCTTAAGGTTGGGGGAACGGAAATTACCGACACGATGTCTGCCGCTTCGTCCACCACGCTCATGCGTTGGATGGTTGAAACCAAGATTAAGAACGAATTACACAAGGAAGCCGAGTTGGCGGCAGATTACGCACTTACCTACGGCTGGAGCGTGGTGCAGGTTACTTGGGAACAGCAACTTGGCACCAGAGTAAACAACATGAAACTGGACGAACTCCAGAATATGGCAATGGCCGAGCAACAGCAAGGTGGCGGCAATCGTGGAGAGGGCACTTTCACTAAACTTGTAAATGCCATTATTGACCCAGCAAAGGAAGACTACGCACTGGCAATTCTAAAGGACGTCATGCCCCAACTTAAGCAGAGAGAGATGAAGAAATTTGTTAAGGGAATGAGAGATAATGGAGTGGGTGAAATTCCAGAAGTCTATGTCCAGAAAAACTTACCTCACGTCGAGGCCCTTAAGCCCTTTGACGAAGTGTGCTTCCCGCCCGAGACGGCTGACCTGCAAAAAGCCCGTGTTATCTTTAGGCGTCAGTACATGACTGAAGTTGAACTACGCTCTACCGCCAAGATTGCAGGGTGGAATGACGAGTGGGTCGAGAAAGCGGTTAATAGCATGGGGAATAACTACTACTTCAACGACCCTAACCTTATTCCGACGACCACGATGCTTAATTCCAACATCGAGCGTGGAAATAACCTGATTGAAATCGTGTGGGCTTACTACAGGCAGTTAGACAATGATGACGTTCCCGCTATTTACTACACTGTTTTCTCCCCGCACTGCGGAGCCGACCTTTACGCAAAACAAGACATCCTTAACTACGCCCATGGAGAGTACCCCTTTATCGAATACAGACGTGAAAGAAACAGACGTGCTGTGGCTGAGTCTAGGGGCATTCCAGAAATCAACAAAACTGAACAGGATGAGGTAAAGGCCCAGCATGATGCGATTAGAGACAGAACCGCCTTTGAGGTTCTTCCACCAGTTAAGGTAGTTAAGCGTATCGGTGCCCTTAACAGAATTGCCCCAGCCCAAGTGCTACCAGTTTCCAACAAGGATGACTACACTTGGCTTGAATCTCCGAGAAGTGACGCTGGGATGGCCTTCCAAGTCATTCAGCAGGTCGAGCAAAACCTTGGAAACTACTACGGGTTTGCCGTTGGTGAACTTATCGACCCCCAGAAGATTCAGATGCTTAAGCAACTACAGGTGGACGGCTGGCTAATGTTCTGGAACAGGGTCTACACCCAAATGTTCTCACTCAGCCTTCAGTTCATGTCTGAGGAGGAAATCATGAGAATTACTGGAAGTCCTTTAAAGCAGGGAATGAATGACATTCATAGCCAGTTTGACTTCAATGTACGTTTTGACGTGCGTGACACGGACCCCGAATTCGTCCAAAAGAAACTTGAGGCCATCATTAAGACTGTTGTGCCCCTTGACAGCGGAGGCATCATTGACCGAAACAAGTTGGTCAAACTGGTCATTGAGTCTATTAGCCCCGATGCGGCAAGAGAACTGGTTATCGACCAAGCCACTGCCTCGCAGAAACTCTACAAGGATGTGGTTAGTGACATTGGAATGATGATGCTTGGCAATGAAGCCCTGTACACCGAGATGGACCCAGCCGCCTCAAGCAAGTTGCAGTTTGCTCAGGACATCCTTCAGAAGAACCCCAAGGCCCAGCAGGCCCTTAACGGCGACAGAATCTTCCAAATCCTGTTCCAAAACTACACCAAACAGTTGCAATTCTCCATCGACCAAGAAAAGAATAAGCAGATTGGTAGAATTGGCGTATCGCCAGCCTCTGAGGAGATTCAAAAGGAATTTGGTGAGGCCCAGCAGGGGCAACAGGCTCAACCGCCGCCCCAGCAAGTCCAGAACACTACTGTCAACGTTCAAGCACCCATTGCCTAATGAACGAAGAACGTAACAAAATCATAAAGTCCTTTCAGTTTAGGACCAATGAGGGTGAATCGCTCTACAAGTCCGTACTAATTGTGTGCGACCTAGCACTTCAAATTGAAATGGGTAAGGTCATGTCGGCAAATACCATTGGAGAGGCTCGCACACACTCGGCGGGAAGGCTTGAAGCAATCAACGACTTACTTCTTGAGATTCAAAGGCTTAGGGAAGAAGCCGTGGCGGACTCTCCCTTAGGATAAAAGCGACTCAAAGCGTGGCGTAGCCCGACTTCACTTG